CCGCTCTGACCAACTTGGATCTGAGCTTCTACAGCAGCCTTAACGATGCCATTGATTTCAGCCTGACGGGCTGTTTCTTGTGCTTTGGCATCTGCCAGAGCTTTTTGACGGGCTTCTAGGGCCACGGTAGCTTGTTCGGCAGCTTCACGAGCAGCTTGGGCAAGCATTTGCTTGATTTCTTCTGGATTCATATTCCATTCCTTTTTAATGTCGCGATCTGACTCTGTTACCTTCTCTAGCCCTTTAGCTGATTGGTCTTGAGTTGCAAATTGCTCTTTGTAACGCTTGTAATCGTCAGCACTATCAAATGCTTTACTTAAATCAAAAACAGTGTTTTGATTTGCAGGTACTGAAACGACAGAAATTTCTACCAGTTCCAATTCCTTGATTAAAAACACTTCAGCGGCTGAGTTGTACTCAGCGTCCAACACCCTGAAGCCGATAGAAAAAGCTGTAAGAATTCCGTCTTTGATAAGTTGGAACTGCTTGGCAGCTGTTGAAATTCTTGCTTTTATCCATAACCCCTTGCCATCCGTTTTATGCTCAGTCATACGTCCGATCGGATTGCTGTGATCGTGGTAGGCTAAGATAATAGGATTTTTAAGGTAGTTAGTCATGCCTTTTTCCCAGACTGAACTGGGAACAACATCTCCCTGGCGATCTACGTCTGTGGTACTTGCATACCCTTCAATGTAGATTTGACCAGGATTGTCAGTTGCAGCTTTTATGGAAAAAGCACTATTTAAATGTAGTACTTTATCTTTCATAGGCTCCTTACCTTGGTTCTTGTGGAGGCTTTTTAGGCGCTCCGCCTACGCTGGGATTTGCAGCACTACCAGCAATGTTTGCTGGTACTCTGAGGTCATCATGACCTGGCTTGACGTCATAGCGTAGTTCCTTTCGGGCCTCGTTTGGAGAGATTACTCCACCGTTGACCAGAGAGGCATAGTAAGCAGCCACGTCTTTTAATTCAGGCTGCAATGCTGATACGGTTGCAGTTACTGCTTCTACATCGTATCCAAAAAATCTTTCTACTGCACTAACATACCGATTTACGATAGGTAATACAGTTTCCAAGTAAAACAATCTCAAATTGGGTGCAATATTTGCATTGTTGCCACCGTCTAACAATATCGGTGGAACACCCAAGCTCTTCAATATCTTGGTGTCATGAGTTTTGATGCTGATATCAAAATCCATGTCTTTGAACGTGTCTGCAAATTCACCCCAAGGCTTCAGGCCTGAATCCAGGATCATGGGACGCCGAGCACCGTTTTTGGGTGAGTACTGAGTTCTCCAGTTTTGGATAGTTCGTTCTTTGGCTTGCTGACTCAGAGTATTGTCACTGGTCAAGATGAGCCCCATCACAGCTCCGTTATCAAAGAACTGCTCCTGAAAAGTCTGCATCTTGTAGAGAATCTTGATGTTGCGATCGGCTGAAGCTAACCGACTAGTGCCGCGATAGATAGTGTGACTGCTCAGGTCTTTGATGTGAAATACTTCGTCGGGACGGAAACGTACCTCTGAGTTGTAAGTATAGCCCTTTACATAAGTTTTAGGGTCTGTTTCAATCTGTACGTTACTGGCTGGTAGGTGATACATGTGAGCACCATCCCAGTAGATAAATATGTTGCCTTCCAACAAGAAGTCTGTGAACATATTTATGCGAAATTCTTGTGCGCTCTGATAGGGGTTTGGCGTAAAGTTCAACAGCTTGACTAAGCTCTTTTGTCGAATGCCACCTACTACTGAGTCGGCTTTACTTTCTTTTATGTCGTAGTCTAAGCTACTGCACGCACTCACAATCATGTTGACGCCGCGGTTAACACTCTCCAGTCGATTAAACGCCTGTAAATAACTGATTGTGGCGTTGGTGTCGACTGAGGTGCCCTCGTCACGGCTAATAATGCCCTGAGCTGGGTTCAGTTTTTCAACCAACCAGCTCCTAAAATCTTTGATGATGTTCATGGTGTTCCTCAATAAAATTCACTAAAGAGTCCAGTTACCACAGGCTTTTGTTCCCGCGGTAATAACATCTTAGCTTTTTGAGTTTCAATCCAGGAACCCTGTTTGACAGCAGTGGAAAGTGGCGGTGCTTTACCGTACACTCCGTGAAGGGCAACATGGTGAGGGTTACACAGTGTGTACACATCATCATATATTTCCTTGTGGTGGTGCTCGATAAACTCGTCACGATTGGCCAATACTGCCTCGTCTGACGAAAAATCACGGCCGGTCTTTTCAATCCAACGCTCTAACAACAGTGTTACTGAATGAGTGTGATGTAATTCCAAGTCCTCTTCACTGTTACAGATATAACAATGGTGTTTTTTATCATAGGCACTTTTTGCGCGATCACGTATCCATTTCACAGGAATACGTTTGTTTGTGTTTTTGGCCATGGTTGGTTAAAAAATTTTGGTATTACAACTCTAAATTACCGATATTATAGCACGTAGGCAAAGACCTGTCAAAACCATTTTTGGCGTGGTACAAAATTTCAGTTCCACAATTTGTACCACCAACTGCTAGACTTGTAGGCTCTGAGTGAGGCCACCTCCAGCTCCAAGTCCCTCAACCGGTCTAGTTCCCCCGGCAATACCACCCCCTCATCTCTAAGATTTTTCAATTCGGTCTGGGTTTCACTCATATACTTCAACAAGCTGCCGGTACTGTTTTCCAATACCCCACTATAGCGTCGTATCCAGAGGTCGTGTTCTGGTGGTTCAGGATACACTTTATTCAACAGGTTGACACCTCGACTTATCCAACTACGTTCCAACACGTCGAGATGATCGGGGTGGCACAATTCCAGTACCTCACAGCGCGGAATTCCCCATACTTTGTAGTGAGCTTGCAACTCGCTGGTGTGATTGCCACGACGCAGCGAGTTCAAGTGTTGCTTGTATCGGGAGGAGATATCAACACTCTTGCCAATGTAGGTGTAGCCGCTGTCGAACTTTAAGACATAAATTCCGCTTTTCATATTGTGTATGTGTACACTGCGTAGCGCAGTGCATCTGCTATGTGACTAACTTTATTGTGAACTGGCTTTTCTCGTGTAAGTGTCTCGCGATTGTCCCACTGGTACTGATCAAACATTTCCAGTGTGTGTGTACAGTGTGGGGCCACCTTGATACGTCCCTGCTCTACCAGGGTCTGTACATATGCAATGCCTTCCAACACCTGCTTTTTAGCTTTGATGGTAGAGATATCATAGCCGTACGCCAGATCACTTGCAAACTGTGCTGCGGCTGAGTCAATAAAAATGCCCGACTCTATTCCCCAGCGGTCTATAAACTTTTGAAATGCCTCAGCATGGGTGGCAGTAGTAGCCTCTGCTTTTAGGTACTCGTCCACCACATGGAAACTGTCGTCGACTGGATTATAGGCCAATACTAAGAACGCAGTAGGATCACGATATCCGGGGTCTATGCCTGCGAGATACTCCACACCATCAACGTGATTGAACTCTACCACCATGTCACTAGTAAATGAATAGATCTGACCCTCGAAAGTGTTGAATGAGGCCATGTACTCCTGCTCAAACTCGGCTTTGCTCATACTAGCGCGAGCCTCTGAAACGTCGCTCTCCAACATGCGGTCATTTTCGGTGTAGTCGGCTTGCAGACTTATCCACTGTGGGTAGAGATCGCTGTACCCACGTTCGTAGAACTTGGCAAACCAGTTGTGTTTGCCGCGTGGCGTACTAATAAAGATAGCTTTCGACCCGGGACGGTCCAGAGTCGGTCGCAGACTCACATTGAAAGCCTCTTCGCCTCCATCACCTAACGCAGCCTCGTCGAATATGATCAAGTTGTAGCTACGACCAACACTTGAATCCACAGTGGTGATACTTCCCATGCGGATGGTACTGCCATTACTTAATTCGATCACCTTGTCTTTGTGGTTGTCTTTGGTCACCTCCAAATCAAACTGCTTGATAAAGCCACGCTGCAGTTCGAAACTGATGGTGGACAGGTTATAGTTGGGGCTCATGATCAACACATTGCAGCCTGGTATCAACACCACCAGTTGGCCGATCACGTTGGCAATAAACGTCTTGCCCAGTCGTCGACTAAGAGCAGCAACTATGAACCTGTAGTCAGGTGAGTTCACAGCATTGATTAAAGCAATCTGTGGACGGTTCAAGTTGTCGAATATGGGCACACCACCCACGGTGGCCAACTTCAAGTAGTTGACTATGGGCAGCTTGATAAATCGACTATCGCCTGGATAGTCGGTAATGTTGTAACAATCTATGTCATCTCGAGAAATCTTAAGCATTGGGCTTCAACAACCTTTCTAACAACGACCCATAGTTGGAGCCAGCACCGCCGTCATTGATTTGTACGTTGACCTGGCTCTTAATATTGCTGGCTCGAACTTTTTCCAAGGCAATCTCACGGTCCAACTGTTCGATGGTCATTTTGTGGCTTAATGCCAACAGATCTGCAATGTCTTTTGAGGACCCCACTCCTGCCTCGTCCAATTCTTGAAACTTTTTGGAGATCAACATGTCCATTGCTTTGCGCATTTTGAAACGGTTGTTGAAGCCGACGTCTTTAAACACCTGATCAATGTAAGTCTTTACCTCACGGCGGGCTAGTTGGCTAGCTACCAGCTCGGTACTGACCCCCAATTCCTCACTTACCTTGGTCAAGCTCTGAGTCTGTAAATAGCAGTTGGCAATCTCCAAGCCCTCGGGATCGATGGTGAGTGTTTCGGCTGGGTGGGTTTGAGCTGGTAGCATGTGGACTCCTTAGTGGATATCGATTTTGACTGTGGTACTCTTGGGGCTGGTTTGGAGTTCGATGTACAACACCCCATCTTGTAATACTACACTTGACACGTGGATGTCCGGTTCTAGGGTCCAGGTTTTGGTCCAGGATCTGTGGGCGAGTCCACGGACCAGATAAACACGAGTGTCTTCGGCTTCCTTGGTGCCCTTGACAGTCAAGGTGGTACCGGTTAAACTCACGTCCAACTCACTACGGTCCCAGCCACTTACCGCAATTTCGATTACATAGTGGTCCTCGTCTTTGTAGAGGTTATACGGTGGGTATTGATTGGTTGCACGATTCATCATGTTCTCAAAACCAATCATGGTCTGGTAGAGGGGGTCTAGCATTGTTGTCTTCATAGTTGATCCTCTTAGATATAGCGATCGAATGGGCGGGTGCCGTAGTAACGTGCTCGGAATTCGTACAATTCCTCTGAATAGTCTACTAACGCATCCCAGATGTGTTTGATAATCTTCATAGATAACCTCGACGTTGTATGGCTTTCATACGGTTTTCCAAGTCACACAGGTCTGTGCTCTGTGACAAGTAACTGTAGATCTCCTGACAATAGTGAGGTTGGAATGATCGTGTGATCCATTCTAAAAATTTCATGTTGTTTTCCTTGTTGATGATCCCAAATTTGGCGATCGGGTCCATTATAACACGTGGGGCTTGTTGGTTCAAGTGAAAATTTGGTCTGCGTACAAAGGGTCTGTGGAAAATTTCCAAAATAGGCCGTGAGGGTGGGCGCAGCGGGGGTCGAAAATAACAGGTCTAACAACCGCCCCTAGTCTATTGTATCACGGAACCTACAGCACTGCGAATACCCTACCGACTTGTAGGGAAATAAACTTGCATGTGAATTTTTATGGTACACTGTGTTCACTGTAGACAAGGAGATCAACATGACCACTAGCGAACACATGGACGACCTGGCTCAACGATACGCTCGTGCCTTGGTGCGGTATCACATGACCAGCGACCGTGACGATTACAAAATCATGTTTGAACTGCACGAGATGCTGAACATGGTTTGCCATGAGTATGCTCAGGAACAATTGGAGGCTTGATATGGAAACGATTGCTTGGGTGGTATTGGTGGGCCTACCCGTTTGGGTTATGGTGGCATGTAATGTTATCACTGCAGTGATTCGTACTATTGGAAAGGTAAACCTAAAATGAATAACCCCTTTTACGCTGCGGTAATTACCGCGTCACGACTGGTAGCAGCCTGCCGTATGACCGTCCGGGATGCCTGCCGAACAGCAGCCCACCAGCACGGCGTGGACTACCACAAACTGTACCGGGCCTTGACGGACTGAAGCAAAGACCCCACAGATCGTGGGGCTTTGGTGCGCCGAAATTATATCACGTCATTTCGGGCCCTGTCAATACCCCACCTGGTCACAGGGGCATTATTTTGGGCTTGTGTTGGGTTGGTGTTTTCGCTTAAAATCATTACATCGCAAGGCAAACAGGAGAACCAAGATGTACTACCCCGCTGACATGACCCGTGAAGACATTGAGGCTTTTGAGCTGGACATGGTTGCAGCTGAACTGATCTGGAATGAAGACCCCATCAATTGGGAACTGCAAGAAATTGCAGAAGGGGAATGACATGGAAATCGTTGCATTGTTTGCGTTTTTGGTGGTGCCCACATTGATTGTGGGGTTAATCATGATTTTGATGGGAGAATGGTAATGGATTATCCTGACTATGACACTGAGGAACTGGCTTCCTACTTTAGTGACTACCACAAGGACGTCCATGGCGTGCGTCCTCGTTGGGTTGACCACACAGACCGTGTGGCGATCATTGAAGGGCTGGAAAGTCTGGACCGTTACATGGATTCCATGAAAACCACTCCCGAGGGTCGTGCCCAACTGAGGGCCGCTGGCTGGTGGGTGGAACAGGACTGAACAAAGACCCTACACTTTACAGGGTTTTATGATGCGTGGTAACATGCGTTATCGCATCAAGAAAGGAATTATATGAAGGTTTTTATCTTTGACCATCCGGTGCCGTTTCCACAATCAGAATATGGTGGCATGTGGGTTGTTCGTGCTGAGGGGCACTATCAGGCTGGGCATGTTGCGTGGGAATACTTTGGTGATCCTGTATTGAGGGTAGAATCATTCCAGCAGGCTGCACTTGAGGGTCAATCGTTGGAATTGGTGAACCACGGCGAGCCCATGGTTCTGGATTGTTTTCTGACTTGAACAAATAACCCCACAGATCGTGGGGTTATTTGCGCCAAAATTATATCACATAATTTTGGGCCGGGTCAAGCGGCCTGGCCAATAGTTGACCTGGAACAGGGGTTGTAAGGTTGGCGTAAGGTTGAGGGGCTACACTGTATTTATTGGATCAAGGAGTTCATCATGAACGGCAAAATCAAGTTTCATAAAGCCACTGGCCCTGCGTTTAAGACTGGTGAAGTGTGGTATGCTGCCAATGGCAGGATGGCTGAGATTGTAGACGTTGCCCGATACCTTGGTGTACTGTCCAATCACGCATCGGATTACAGCGTGATGTACAAGGATGTTCAAGATGGTACAATGCACGAAAAAGATGCGTGGAATTTTCAGGTTCGCTACACTCACCAAGCCGATAGGCTTGTGGGCTAAAACCCTACGCTTGACAGGGATTTGTGTCAGGCACTAAAATGTGTTTTCACTTTTGGAGATTTTGAAATGGCTGAAAAGAACCTGAACTATACCCCTGAGCAAACCGCACAAATGGTGCAGGACTACCAAGTGGGTGTTACCGTGGAGATTATCGCTCAAGGGCTGGGCAAGACCGTTCGTTCGGTTGTGGCCAAGCTCTCACGTGAGGGTGTTTACAAGCGTAAGGAATACACCACCAAGACGGGTGAGGCCCCGGTGGCCAAGGAATACTTGGCCGATCAAGTCGGGGCTTTGGCTGGGTTGAGTGAGGGTGAAATCGACTCACTCACCAAGGCAAACAAGACTGCACTGGCCAAGATTCTGGCCAAGCTGAGTGGTTGACAATAGGGGGAAACCCCTATTCCAAATCTGTTGTTTTTTAACAACAGATTTGCGCCAAAATTATATCATATAATTTTGGGGGCTGTCAACAACTTTTCTATACCCGACCTGGCACAGGGGTTGTAAGGTTGGTGTAAGGTAGCCTGGCGAGAATGGCAGCATGGACAAACAAGCATTGCAGGATCTGGCCCAATACCATGTTCGGGCGTGGTGGGTGAAACTGTTGAGGGAATACCCTACAATCCAAAGGGCCACTCCCCTCGTCACCCTAAACAACCGATTGAAGACCACGGCCGGCCGGGCCTTTATTGAAGATGTTCCCCAGCGTATCGACCTGTCAACCGACTTGTTCACTCAGTACACAGACCAGATGATCCACGACACCATCCCGCATGAATTGGCTCACTTGGTGGCTTATACCATACATGGCGATCCGGGGCACGGCAAGGGCTGGTATAGTGTACTGGCCAAGATGGGTATTGTGACAACCCGGCTTCATAACATGGTAAACTCTAACTATCGTGGAAAGAGGGGCTAAAATGATTGGCTGGATTGGGACCGTGGCTAGTGTGATTGGCAGTTTTGTGGTGGCCTTTCAGGTTTTTGTACTCGGTTATGCCCTATTCCTGATTGGCAGCGTCTCGTGGCTTTGGGTGGCGGTCAAAACCCGGAATTTGAGCCTTGGGGTTTTGAATGGGTTTTTCATGGCTGCAAATATCATTGGATTGTGGAGGAGTATCTAAAATGCACATTTTTGGCGGAGTAAATCATTGTGATTTTGAAGACAAAGATTATCCCGATTTTGTTGAAGGTATCCACTTTTTTGCCCGTGGTGCCACCGGCAGGGTTTGCTGGGTAATGAGTATGGGCCCGGATTGTGAGGGTTTTCAAAAGTACTTGGAAACTGCAGTTTCCGTGGAACAGCTGGAAGCCTGGGCCGAATCGGTGCCCGGTGGCTGGTTGGATTATTGAAGAAAACAATAAGGGTTAACCCTTATTGTGGCGCCAAAATTATAACACATAATTTTGGGCCCTGTCAAGGGCCTGGGCAAAGGTTGACCTGGCTGTAGGGCTGTAAGGTTGGTGTAAGGTTGGGTATTCACAATGTGGTTCTTGACACAAAGGGGCTGATATGGAATTGATCTTGAACATGATAGCCGTGTGGATCATTGGCGTGGGTCCGGTGGCTTTGATTGTGTGGCATTTGACAGGAGACTGAAAAATGGCTGGTTTTGATTTAGTCGACGAAATGATGTGGGAAGACTTGACCGAGTTTTTGACGCTGGAAGAGGCTGGATTGGAGAATTCCGATCTGGACAATATGGGCGGTGCCCTGCGTGAATACTTCAAAGATGAAGGGGGTTTCATATGAACGAATATCAAGACTGGGTTTTTATGATGGAAGCCGTAACTGGTTTTCAGATATTGGATTTGGAAATGGATCATCCCGACTGCTGGTATTGCGAGCCGGGTTATTATCCTTCACTGTTGGGCTGTTTGTCGGAGTAATTATGACACAATATATCTTCTGGGTTGACACTGCCTATATTGGCTGGATTCACATTACTATTGGGGCATTTTCCAAAGAATCTGCCATGAAAATTGCCCAGGATTATCAAGACCGAGGCGAGTTCCGGTCTTGGGAATATCGGGGTATCTTGAGCATATTTGATTATAACAACACTTGAGATAACCAATAAGGGTTTACCCTTATATAGGCGCCAAAATTATAACAGATAATTTTGGGCCCTGTCAAGGGCCTGGCACAAAGCCCCTACGGTCCGTAGGGGCTTTGTGGCGCCAAAATTATACTCTACCCTGGCTCACCTGTCAATAGGGGTTTGCCCTAGTAGGACATAAGACCCCTCGCTGGACATGGGTTTGACTCCTGTATCATAATCACTCCATCGCAACAGACAACCACTAGGTGTACAAAATGGCAAAGATCAAGAAAGTTAGTATCTACGATATGGACGGTACCATTGTAAACTCACTGCATCGGTATCGTACCATTATCGACGAAAACGGCGAGCGTATTGATCTGCAATACTGGCGAGAAAATGAGTATCGTGCTGGCGATGATACCCTGTTGCCCCTTGCAGAGCAATATAAGGCTGATTTGGCTGACGAAAACACATTCGTCATTATCGCCACTGCCCGTGTTATGCACGAGCCTGATTATCAATTTGTCCGTGAAGTATTGGGCGAGCCTGATTATCTTATCTCTCGCCCCGAGGGTAGCACAGTATCTGGCAAAACTCTCAAAATTTCCGGTCTTGCCAAGTTTTTTAATCTGGTCAATTTCCGGGATGCTGAATTTACATTCTATGAAGACAATATCGAATATCTGAAAGCGGTTTGTGACCGTTTCAATATCCGCGGTGTATATGTTCCCTCTAAACAAGGTCATTAACAGATAACCCCGAAAGGGGTTATCTTTGGAGAATATCATGGAAACCATCGGGTGGATTGGTGCGGTATTGTTTGCAATATGTGGATTGCCCCAGGCCATACAATGTGCCAAAGACGGACATTCTCGGGGATTGAATTGGTTTTTCTTGGCCGCATGGTTAGGTGGTGAGATTCTCACGATAATCTATATCTGGCCAAAACAGGATTATCCCCTGTTATTCAATTACTTATTGAATCTGGTATTCTTGGGGGTTATGATCCGATATAAAATCTGGGAACGTAAATAATACTATATAAGGGTTTACCCTTATATAGGCGCCAAAATTATAGCATATAATTTTGGGGGCTGTCAAGCCCCGGCCACAAAGCCCCTACGGTCTGTAGGGGCTTTGGTGCGCCAAAATTATATCTCACCCACAAAAACCCGTCAATAGGGGTTTACCCTATGTTGCGATTCCACCACACGGCCTGGCAGAAGACCACACTGCAACTAGGGGCTTTACAATGTGGTCAATCCCTGATACACTCGACTGGTGTCGCAAGACATGGGCGAGATTCCGACCCCTTCGGTAATCAATTGGAGTTAATATAATGGGCAAAAAGCAATACTTCGCAATTCTGGATACTGAAACCACTGTGGCTGATACGGTGGCTGATATTGGTATTGTAATTGTGGATCGTAAGGGTAATATACATAATCAAATGGCTGTATTGGTTAATGGCCATTATGGTACGCATGAATTGTTCCATGACAAGAATGCGTCCGATATCTGGGGTTATGCTGGTTTGAATCGTCGCAAGATGGCATATTCGGGTATGCTGGAATCTGGTACCCGTATGATTGCTGGGGTATCTGCAATTAACTCTTGGATTCAAAAGTGTATTACAGTTTATAACCCGGTATTGACCGCATATAATCTGGCTTTTGACGTGAGTAAGTGCAACAATACTGGTATCAACCTTAATGGTTTTGATTCTCGGTTTTGTTTGTGGCAGGCTGCCGTGGGCAATATCTGCAATACTGCAAAGTATAAGCAATTTGTTCTGGATAATCATTGCTTCAATAAGCCTACCGATAAGGGTAACATGACATTCCAAACTAATGCAGAAGTAGTTTGTGGTTATATTACTGGGACTTTGATCGTTGAACCCCATACTGCTATTGAGGATGCTATTAACTTTGAATTGCCTATTCTCACCCATATTCTCAAAAAACGTAATTGGCGTGATAATGTGGTCCCTTACGATTGGAATAAGTTTCAAGTCCGAAACCATTTTAAGGTGTAATTAAAAT